ATTCCCAAATATCTGACAGTAAAGCAGGAAAGCAAGCAGAAAACAGCGTCAATGTATATCGACGGCGAAATCGTAACTGACGAATATTACGACACTGATACCTCTGCGGCAGGTTTTCGGGATGCATTAAAAGATCTTGGTGACGTAAAGACAATTAATTTACATATTAATTCGCCAGGTGGTTCTGTTTTTGAAGGAATCGCTATTTATAACATGTTGAAACAGAATAAAGCGCACATAAACGTCTATGTAGATGGTTTAGCGGCGTCAATAGCAAGCGTTATCGCAATGAGCGGTGACGCTATTTTTATGCCCTCAAATTCAATGTTAATGATTCATAACCCTTGGACGATGGCAATCGGAAACGCTTCTGAATTACGCAAGCAAGCGGATGATCTCGACAAGATTACTGAATCAAGTATTCAAACGTATCTCAATACAGCAGGTGACAAGCTCGGTGAAGCCACTTTACGTCAATTAATGGATGACGAGACGTGGTTAACAGCTAAAGAAGCCGTTGACTACGGACTTGCAACTGAAGTTATTGAGCCTAATAAGGCTGCTGCTTCGATTAGCAAAAACTTTGCTCAACGTTATCGGCACGTCCCTGAACAGCTTATTCAAGCTTCTGTTCAAAAACAACAAGTAAAGATTCAAGAAGACGATGAAGTATTTCGTAAGCAACTTCTTGAACGGTACCAGAACAACTTAAAGGCAATTAATAACGAATTGCAAACAATGAAGGAGGAACAAACACATGAATTTTTATCAAATTAAGAAAAACGCCATGGATATGGGGGATGAAGTTCGCCAAGCCAATGAAAAATTAAACGAAATGCTTGCTAACCCGCAAACCCCAACCGAAGATATTAAGGCTCAACAAAAGGTTGTTGATTCTGCTCAAGAACGTTATGAGGTTGCTCGTAAGCAAATGGAAAAGGCAGAAGCAGAAGCTAAGAAGAAGTTAAAACCTAATAGTGAACCAAGTCAATTATCTGAAAAGGAAAAGCGTGCGAAGGCATTTGCCCAATTAGTTCGTAATACTATGGCAAAGCAAGCTGTACCAGCATCTGTGTACCAAGCTTTAGGTGATGATGATTCAACTGGTGGTAACAAGTTCTTACCTAAGACTGTCTCAACCGATATTATTACAGGACCACAAGAACATAATCCATTACGTGATATTTCAACCGTTACTCAAATTACTAATCTAGAAATTCCTCGTCTTTCATTCACTTTAGATGATGATGGATTTATTGCAGATGGTGACACTGCTAAGGAAATTCAAGCTAAGGGTGACACTGTTCAATTTACCCGTAACAAGTTTAAAGTTAAGGTTGGACTTTCTGAAACTGTATTGCTTGGCTCAGACGCTAACTTAACAGCTTACGTAGAACAAGAACTTACTAATGGTGTAACTCGGAAGGAACGTAACGTAGCCTTTGCTGTTAACCCAACTAAAGCTAATGAAAAGCACATGTCATTCTACGATGACACTGTTGGTATCAAGAAGGTAACTGGTTCTGATCTTTACGATGCGATTACTAATGCGGTTGCTGATCTTCACGAAGATTACCGTGAAAATGCAACTATTGTGATGGCATACAAAGATTACTTAAAGATCATTAAGACTCTTGCTAATGGTTCTAACACTTTATACGGTGCACAACCATCAGCTGTTTTGGGTAAGCCAGTAGTATTTACTGATGCAGCTACTAAGCCAGTTGTAGGTGACTTCTCATACTCCCAATACAACTACGACATCAATACTATCTATGACCAAGACAAGGACGTTGACACTGGTATTGAAAAGTTTGTTTTAACTGCATGGATGGATCACCAAATTAAGCTTTCAAGTGCATTCCGTATTGCTGACGTACAAGCGTCAAAATAACTTCCCCATCCGGTGATGATGGGAAGAACACAACCCCATCAACGCCGAAAACAGGTGGGGACACAAACGGGAGTCAAAACAAACCTGCATCTAGCGCTGTAGCAAGTTCAGCTCCATCAAGCTCTGCTACAAGCACTAGTTCTTCAACTAATAAGCCAGCTGCTTCCGTACAACCGGCAGTAGCTGATACTTTTAATCCTAATGGGGATGTAAAACCAACTGAAGATCAAACTATTCCAGAAATTAAGGCTTACTTAGATGCACATAAGATTAGTTATGCGTCATCTGCAAGTAAGCCTGACTTATTAGCATTGGTTAATAAGTAGCAATAAAAGGTGGTGATATATATGTCAATCGAATTATTAAAGAATACAGTAAGCGATGATGATCTGGGCCAAGTTAAAACTTCTCTTCGACTAGAACCTGATATGGAAAGCGATGATGTGCTGTTAAAAATGCTTATTAAGGCAGCTCGACGGGATATTATCGGCCAAGTAGGTGAACGTATTGATGACTTTTTTGATGATAACGAGGTATTTAATGCCGCCGTTATTCTTGAAGTCTCTCATCTTTATAACCATCGAAGTGCTACTAGTGAACAGCAAACTTTTGAGGTTCCGATGGCTTTGTATTCACTAATTAATTCAATGAAAGATGATTATCGCTACCAAATTGCTAAGAAAGACGGTTGGTTAGATGATTATACTTCTGGTATTGCAGACGCCGAGAGTAGTAATGAAACAGCGGCAGGTTCCAACCAGAACGAAGATAATCTAACTGCAAAGGATGAACACAATGGTTAAAAACGTGAATGTAGCAAGGATGCGTTATCGCCTTGAATTTGGTCTTGACGAACCCACCGGAAAGAAAAATCCAAATACGGGAAAGTCTATTAAGGGCTTTAACCCACACTTTAGCAGATATGCCGGGCTATGGACGTTAAGTGCTAACCAAGCAATAACGCTAGCTGGGGCACATATCAAAGAGGCCGTTGTGTTTTTTGTTCGTCATGACTTAAAAATCGCAAGTAATTACAAAATCCGTAAAGGAGACGAAATCTTTATTATTGATAACATTTCTTATGATGATGGTCTGAGCACGGACGGATTTGATTTAATTACTTGTCATAGAGAGGTTATTGATCATGGCTGATGGTCTTATCAATAATAACTTTGATAGATTTCTGGAAAAAGTAGATCAAGGTTTTACACTTAGTGAACGAAAGAAAGTAAATAAAGTTGGAGATAAAGTTTATGAGGAAGCAATGATCGCTTTCTTAAAACAACATAAACGGGATGTTGCATATAAAAACGGTACACAGCACTTAGCGGATACACTAACACATGAAATTAAAGAAGACGGGCATTATGAGATTGGTTTTTCTAAGAAAGGGAAGAAAGCTTATATTGCTCGTTTTTTGAATGACGGTTGGAAGCCACGAAACCAATACGGTGGTCCTTATGGTACGGCGCCAAAAGCTAAATATAGTGAGTGGCATGACTTTATTGCTCGTATTGGTAAAGAACGTGATCATGAAATGGGTAAACGGATGGCTGAACGGGCTAAAGAAATCATGGACGGAAAGGTAGGTAGATAAGATGACGCCTACTGCACGGATAGTGGGATTGCTAAGTGACAACGTAGACCGCTTAGAAGATATTCTTATTGATAATATCTGTGCCTACATGATTGACGAAGAGAACGTCGACAATACACATCCAATCCTTGTTGTTTCCGAAGATAATGACGGTCAACGTGACATGGGGAATAACACGATTCTTTCAACGATTAAACGAATATCAATCATGTTTTATTACCCTATTAACTTTGATGGAGATATGGACTCAATTGAGAAATCAGTTGAGTCCTTTTTATACGCCCACGGAATCCGACGTTATCTCAATGCAGGACATGTAATGACTCCGGACACTAAAAACATAACGAACACATTGAAATTTAATTATAAACAAGATGAAATCACAGAGGAGGACAACTAATGGCTAATATTGGTCTGAAAACGCTCTATGTTGCGTTGAAAAATGAAGATGGAACCACCATTGTAGATGCAACTAAAGGCCTTTCTGAAGCTGGTGTTTACGCAATTGATACCAATAAGTCACACCTTAACTTAGGTGCGCAAACTGCTAATATTTCAGCGCTTTCTGGAACACCAACAAAGATTAACGGTAACAATGAAGTGGTAGATATTTCTAATCCACCTTCTTCACCAACTGTTGCAATTACAGCTAACTTAATTAATCCGGAAGTTAAGCAAAAACTGCTTGGTCGCCAACAACTTTCCAGTGGTATTTGGGTAGACTCTGATAAGCCTACTTATGCAGGATTGATGATCGTTTCTCAATCTCCAGCAACGTTGGAAGATGTTTACTACAGTTTTGGGATGGGTGTCTTTACTGAAACTACTCAAAATGTTCAAACCAACACAGATACGGCCGAAACTCGTGAAAGCGATACTTTAACGTTCACTTCCATGGGCTTTTCTTACTTTAATGGTAAGAACTACGGCTTTGCACGTGCCGGGCAAACTGGTTTTGATAAGCAAAAGCTTTTCGATACTGTCTTCCCTGGACAAACTTTTGTTACTGCAAGTAAGGACGGTACTCTTGATCCTTCATTACATGGAGGTCAAGCAGTTGATGTCCGAACTGATGGCGAGAAGGAAGCTGGCGTGGGAAAATAACAACCCCACAACCAAGTGGGGCGCCCACTGAAGTAATTAATCCAGACGGTAGCTCAACTACCGCCTAAAAAGAAATAACAGAGACGAGTAATGGTGAGACGTAACTAATACATAGACTTAAATATAGAAGGAGTTTTAACAATGGCAAAAACAGTAACATTAAAGGCAACTAACGTACTTGGTAAAGATTTCACAATTATGGACTCAATGGGAAACATCAAGAAGATTAATGAAGGAATTAAGCAAATTTACAAGCGGATTGATGCTCTTGACCAAAAGAAAGAAACAGTCCTTTTTGCTGAATATAACGAAGTAATTACTGATGAAGTAGTTAAGCAGGTTGCTAAGTTATTAAACCTTAGCAAGGATGATGCTAAGAAGCTAGAAGATATGTCCTACAACGATTTATTTACTTTCTATTCAACAGCTGTTAGCGAATTTACTGGAATGACTACGCCAAGTGTTCGTCAGATGCAAAAAAATCAAGAAAAAGCAATGCAAGCCTTAAATAACGAGGACCCAAAACAAAGTTCCGAAAATTAATTATTGATTTAGATGATCTTACAGAAGATATCGATTATATGGCCCAAGAAGCCATGAGTAACGGTATTCTTCCTAGTGATTTTTATAAATCGTCATTTAGCGATGTGATGGCAGCACAAAATGCTAAATCAAGAAAGGATCGTCCACAAGATCCATTAACTTTGGTTGGCTCAGATGCCTTTACATTCTAAAAATTTTGAGGAAAGGAGGAAAAATAGATGGCTGTAATTGAAGGGTATACGTTTGCCGTTGATATGCAAGATCGTGGTGTTGTAGCTAGCTTGCGCCAAATGCGAAGTGCTGCAAATGCAATGAAAGCTGAAATGCGTGCTGGATTTGAAACAATTCGACAAGGTGAAGGTTCAATTTCTGCATATAATTTTAAGATTGAACAATCTGAACGACAGATTGAAAATTATAAAAATATACAGAAAGAGCTTCGTAGCGAACTAGAAAAACTTTCTAAAGCACGTGAAAAGCAAATCGAAGAGACGAAAAAGTATGCTGATGCTAATTCGGAAGAAGCTCAAAAAGTTCAACGTGCTTTTGACGAAACTGAAAAGAAGTATGCTAGTACGGTTCGTCAGATTGAAAATGCTCAACATCAAATTAATAAATTAACCCAAGGAATTGAAGAGTCTCGAAAGTCCATTCTTCAATTCAATACTGGCTTGGCTCGTACACGTACAGAAGCGCAAAGTGTTAAATCAGTAATGGATGGCTATGTTAGATCAGTTAATAGTCAAGGAAATGCTTTTCGCACAGCTAAAGCTCAAGTAGAATCCTACAAGTTACAGCATGGAGCATTAATTAACCAATTTCGATCAGAAGTTAGTGAAACAAATCGCCTACAGTCTAAAGTAAATGGATTGCGTAATAGCTACTCTCAACAACAGGCAAAAGTTAATCAAGCTGTACGTGAGCATGGGAAAGCATATAGTGAATACCGACAAGAGGCAGCTGCTCTTGCTGGATTGAGCGAGAAAATCACTAAAACAAATTCTGAGTACGCAAAGCAAATTACTCAAGCGTTGAAGGTGCGAACCTCAATCAATGAAATTTCACGAGCAGAACGTAGCGTAACTGATGGTGGAATTTCTCGTTTAAGTCGTGCAATGAATAACCTTGATGCTAACGCACGGCGAGCTACTTCGCATACACGAGAATGGGCGCAATCGATGCGGGGAGGTTTTGCGGTCGCTTCAATGGCAACGATACCTTTTGGAGCTGCGATAGGTAAATCCGTTCAAATGTCGTCAGAATTACAAGCGCAATGGGTTACTACAAAAAACTTATTAGTAACTGGTGGTGAAAAGGTATCAGATGTTACTAAGACAGTTGGTCAAATGCAACGCGATGCAAGTAAGTATTCAAAAGAGTACGGATTCTCGCAAAAGGAAATTGCTGACCAATACACGGAACTGGTTAAGCGAGGATATACCTCAGAGGCGGCTTTAGGATCAATGAAATCGATGCTAGAAGCTGCACGAGCTTCTGGGGATGATTTTAATGATGTTGTGCAAAGTTCCTCGCAAGTTTTAGATGCCTTTGGATTACAAGGTAAAACAGCAGCAGAACAAATGAGAAATACTGATAGGGTTGTTAATTCAATGGCATATTCTGCTGATATGACCGCTACTTCTTTCAAAGACCTTGGGGTAGCAATGAGTTATGTTTCTGCTAGTGCCAGTCAGGCAGGTTTCAGCGTAGAAGAAACTTCTGCTGCAATTGGTATTCTTTCTAATTCTGGTGTTGAAGCGTCTAAGGCTGGTACTGGATTACGAAAAGTTATTAATAGTATTCTAGCACCTACTGATAATGCACAAGCTGCTTTGCAAAAAGTTGGATTAAGTATCGATGACTTCAAGAAAAAAGATGGTTCTTTGAAGTCGATGGCTGATATCTTTAAGTTGATTAATGATCACACCAAAGATCTAGGGAAAGCAGGCAAAGGTGCATTCTTCAAGGCCTTATTCGGTACAACTGGTCAGCAAGCTGGTACTATCCTTGCTCAATCAATGGATAGTATGGCAAAAGGAAATAAAAACCTAGAACAATTAACTGCTAATGTTGAAAAGGCTGAAAAAGGTAATGGTTATGTTCATAAATTAGCTACCAAGAATATGCAATCAACCCAGATGGAAATGAAGAAGTTAAAAATGAATATTCAAGATATTGCAATTAATCTTGGAAATAAACTTCTTCCAGCTGTTAATGACGTGGCGAAAGCTATGAGTGACTGGGTTGGTTCAAAAGATGGACAAAAAGCGATCGGTGATTTTAGCAATAGTGTTTCCAGTGCTGGACGAGCAGTTGGACGACACTCTAAATCCATTCTTCAATTTGTTGGCGGTTTTGTTGAAGGCTTATCTGGCATCGTTAAATTCGGTGGTGCAGCTACTAAAATCATATTGAACTTGTTTAGCGCAATTGGCAGATTTACTGGACTATCAAAAAGTAGTGGAGACCTTCCTAAATATTTAGGTGAATTATCTGGGGCACTTATTGGTATGGTTGGCGCTTTTAAGCTACTTAAATCTGTTACTAACGGCATGAGTGCAATTCGTCAAGACATTAAATCGGCTTTACATTTAGATGGTGTCACTGCTGAACAGTCCAAAATTGACCTTGAAAATAAAAAGCTTCAAGAAAATATCGAACTCTGGAAGCGCCATAATGAGGTTTCTGGTGGAAGTTCTGATATTGGTAGCAATATAACAGCCAGTACAGTTGAAAAGACCAGTAAGAATTCTGAAAAAGTACCAACTTCTACTATCGAAGAAGAGTTACCCTCTCGGACAAAGTTACGACATACTGGAGAAGTTCGCGGTAGCAGTATTGCTAAAGGAGTTCGTGGGGGATTAGTTCGTGGACTCAAAGGAACCGCTAATCTCTTGATCATGACTATAACATCTGGCGCGCTTGATCTTGACATGGTAGTAGCGCTTGGTAAGAAGATAGGCCAATTATTATTAAAGGGTTTTAAAATAAGTTGGAAGATTGGAAAGTGGATTACTAAGCCTTTCGCTAAACTCGTTGATAGTAATGCCGTACGCCAAATATTTGGTTTTCCAACTAAAGAGGTAGCTCAGCAAGGAACAAAAGTTGGAACAAATTTCACTCAAGGAATAAAACAATCATTGAAGAATGCTAAAAGTAAATTTTCAATTAGTGGTTTATTCAAGAGTACAGGAAAGCATGCTGCTCAGAGCGGAAAAGATGCTGGAAAATCGTTTGTAGAGAGTGCAAGTAAATCAGTTGAAAAATCTCCAAAGAAAATTACCTTTACTAATTTATTTAAGGGTTCTGGTAAACATGCAGTAACTAGTGGAGCTAAAGCAGGAACATCTTTTGTAGAAAGCGCTGGTAAAACTGCAACAAAGAGTAGTAAGCTTTTAACTTATGGAAAAACTCTAGGAAGTAAAATGGGTGGTGCTGCTACCGTTGCGTTTGGGGTAATCGACTTATTGCAAGCATTAACTACAAGTAACCACAAGAACCGTGCTAAAAAAGTTGGTGAATCACTTGGTTCAACTGCGGGTGCAGCTGGTGGTATGGCAATTTGGGCTACTTTAGGAAGTGCAGTTCCCGGAATTGGAACAGTGATTGGAGGAACTTTAGGAAGCATAATTGGTGGAGTTGCAGGTGGGCACATTGGAAAATCACTTGGCAAAGCTTGGCCCCAAATTAAAAAGGGCGCTTCTAAGGCTGCTAAAGGTATTGGTAAGTTATTTCAAGCGCCCTTTAAATGGGCTTATGGTCAAGGTCAGAAATTTGGCAAGTGGTTAAATAAACAATTTAGTTCTAAAAATCGGAAGAACTCAAAACGTAGTAATTTCTCTACTAAAGACCTTAAACTAATCCAACAGATGACTAAAGCCGTGAACGGATACACACGTTCGTTGAAGAATCTTCAAAAAATTAAGATGAAGAATTACTTTAACTCAATGGCTAAAGATATTCGAAAGTCAAAAATTAATAAAGAGCTTTCTTCAATGGATAAGAGTACCCGTCAAGCAGCTCGTAATTGGAAAAATCTTGCTAAGCCAATTCGAAATGTAGCTTCTTCTTTTAGAGTATTACAAAAATCAATTAGGACTTTAGCGGGTAAACGTAATGGTTTAACTTCGGTTGATAGGGATATTCGCAATCTCTACCGTACCATTCGCAAGAATCCATTTGGTAGACTCATTGCTCAACAAGCAAATATTGCTAACAAGGCGATGAGCGGTAAGAAGTCTGGCTTTGTTAATGAATTTAATCGTCAAACGCGTTCAATGGATCGTGCATTACGTTCCTTTAAGCGTGAATTTGATCGCGATTGGAGAAGTACCTGGTCTGGATTAGATCGTCCAGTAAGTCGGAATTTAGGATCTGCTAGTCGTTCTGTAGATAGGTATCTTGATGATATTCAAAGTACTCGTTCTAAGTTTAGTAGTTCATTTCTTAAAGGCTGGGATAGTTGGATTGATGATGTTGTAAGTAATTTCCGTAAAGGATTTAATAAACTCCCTGGATATGCTCAATCATCAATGAAAGATATTATTAGTCGCTTGAATAAAGGGATTAGCGGTATCAACTCAACTATCAGCAACTTTGGTGGTGACAAGAAATTATCTACTATTTCTTATGCTAACGGTACTAACGGCGGACATCCGGGTGGTCATATGCTTGTTAATGACTCGGTTCGTCCTCATTGGAAAGAACTTGTACTATTCCCTAATGGTCAAGCGTTACTTCCCCAACATCGAAATACCCTCATTCCAAACGCTCCACGCGGTACACAAGTATTGAGCGGTGAAAGCACTTATAAATTTATGAATTCGATTGGGGTTCATAAATATGCTAATGGGACATTATCTGACGATGAAATGGAAAAGCTTTCTGAAAAGTTTGAAAAGAATCCCAATGAGGCAGCCAAAGAATTAGTCCTTAAATTTACTAATTGGAGTTCTAAGACACCTATAGTTGCTAATTTAGGTGAAGCAAGTGCCGTTGGTTTTGCTAGAGGTATTGCGAATGTTTTAAAAGACCAAATGGCAGAAATGTCTAATCCACCTGGGAGTGGTGTTGCACGCTGGCGTCCAGTTGTATTACGCGCTTTGTCAATGCTGGGGCTTAGTTCTGGCTTAGTAGATAAAGTTTTACGTCAGATTGACACTGAATCTAAAGGGGATCCGCATGCTCATCAACCGGGAGCCGATCCTGACGGGGATGGTTCTGGTCCAGCACTTGGGTTAATGCAAACTAAACGTGGTACATTTAATGCTAATGCAGTTGGCAATCATAGAGACATTTGGAACGGTTTTGATAATATTCTAGCCGGTTTGAATTATGCTATGAAACGCTATGGTAAAGATTTATCTGCTCTTGGTAACGGTCATGGATATGCAAATGGTGGTCTAGTTGCACAACATGGTTTATACGAGATTGCCGAGCAAGGACTTCCTGAAGCTATTATTCCACTAGATATTAATAAACGTCCGCGTGCTTTATCTTTGATTGATCATACTCTTGATAAGATGGAACAAGACGGTGGCGGAACTGGTGGTTTACGTAGTCGGAGAGCGCAAAGCCAGTCTAGTGATGAAACTACTGCTTATCTTAAACAAGCTGTTACTTTCTTAGCACAGATTGTTGGCCTAAATAAACAACAAATCGATGCTATTTTGGCTAATGGTAGCGATAATATAAGCGCGCGGCGTAAACGAGCACAATTTTATAGTAGTTATGGTAAAGATCAGAAGTTAAATGATTATATGAGCTATTAGGAGGTGGATTATCTGGTGCAAAATCCTCAATTATATCTAAAAATTGGTGATGGAAATGAATTTAATATTGCTGATAAGGTACAAGGCCTAAGATATCTAGGAGATAATTCAACTCCAGTAATTAATAATTCATTTCTTGATATTGCTGGAGTAGATGGAAGTCAATTTCAATACTCAACATTTTCTCGATATCAGATTGTTGCAAATTTCTTTTTAAGATTTTCTGATTGGCAAGACTTCAAACTTGCTAAACATCAATTTTATCGAATCTTTGGTCAACGTAAATTAATAAGAATGCGAACGGACGTGGAAGCTTCCATTGTCCGTTTTGTTTATCCCAATTTACCCGAAATAAAGCCTAGTCAAGATTATGCTCATGATGCGTTAATTACAATGAACTTTGACAATCCATCAGGCTATTGCTATTCCTTATATCGTAGTAACTCTTTATATGACTTTCCTTCGGGCTCTGTTCAGTTTGGAGAATTGGGATTAGACCATGCTCCTGTTTATCACTTTACTACCAGTAATTTTCAAGTTTTTAATCCAAGTGATATTGCAATTGATCCTTATGGGCAAAAACATGACTTACAAATTGTTTGTCACTTTAATGGAAGTTCAATGAAAATTACAAATTCAACTAACGGGAGTGAGTGGGAATATCAAAAGGCCTCTAATGGATCCGAAACAATAATTCTTAACGGAATTAATACAACGCTTAATGGACAACCAGCAAGCGCTAATACTGATTACGGAAATCTTATTTTAGATACTGGCTGGAATAATATTGCTATTACCGGTGCAAATAGCATAGACATTACTTTCAGTTTTCCTTTTATTTATCTATGAGACCTGGTATTACTCAAAAATTAACAGTAAGAGGACAAGGACGCACCGAAGTTGAACCTCTTAATTGTGTTGATCCAGATAGCTTTTACATTACATGGGAAGTTAATTCAACTTGGAGTTTACAATTTACTGCTTATCAAGACGGTTCCTTGGCCTATTCAATGTTGGATAGTCAAGCGTCCGTCTTTTTTGATGGTCAAGAATATATCATCAAACAAGCGGAACCAGACTCTAACTCTGGGCAAAACTCGTTAGATGTGGTAGCTACTCATGTTTATTTTGAAGTTGGACGAATTCGCAAGTATAAGACTTATGTGGACCCACAAGATAATGATAAGCAAACAGATGTAAGAGTTAACGGTGGAACACAAGTAGATAATGGCAATGACGATAGCAGTGATGATAGTGATTCTAATGCACAAAAAACTTCATCCCAGTCAAAAAATGGCGATACTACTACCACAACGACTGTTACCAAGACTGATGAAACTAAAGATGACTCTGACGAAAATCAAATTTCTTACAAAATCGATGATGTTTTGAAATATTGGCTAGACGGCAACAATCTTGGGTTTTCATATCAAGTTATTGGTAATTTTCCATCGTCGCGTATAGAGCAACTTAGTGACGGTAGTGGGTCGGATATGCTAAGCAAAATTACTGATCACTGGCCTAATGCGATTATTTACCCAGACAATAAAAACATTCGGGTTTACACCCAAGATCAGTTCAATAAAGATTACGGAAATCGACTTGATTATCTTTATAACACTACCGAGTTTAAGTGGACGTTTGATTCTACTAGCTTAACGAATGAAGTTATGTGTATTGGTGGTAAGTATTCAATTGAAACCGAAGTTGATACTGATACAGACAGTGACAGTGATCAACCAGCGACAAACGTTACTAAAAGTGCACAAGGTGTTATTGATGACGCGCGTTCTTACTTGGGTGTTCCATACGTGTATGGTGGTGCAGGTGGTGCACGAGGAGGTAATCCACGTAATGGAATGGATTGTTCTTCTTATATATCACAGGTTTATCAAGATTTTGGTATTCATGTGCCTGCTCAGACTGTCGCTATGGAACCATATTTTCATGAAGTGAGTTCTCCACAAACTGGAGATGTTGGTTTTTATGGCGCTCATGGAAGTTCTTACCATATTTGTTTGTTTTTAGATGCAAATACTATTATCTTCGAACCACAACCTGGTGAAGTTTGTAAGGAAGAACCTGCTAGTTGGTTTTATCCAAGCTGGGTTGCCCGCAATGATCAAATGGCGGCCATTGTTGGTAGTGGTGGCTCGGCAGGAGATAGTAGTAACCAAAGTAGCAGTACTTCATCATCCATTGAGTATTATTACTTTGCGCCATTTATGTATCGTGATGAAGAATCAATTAAAAAGTATGGGGAGTTTCCAGCAGAGCCAATTGAAGATGGTCGTTTTAGTGATAAAAATGCCATGATTGAATATGCAAAAACAAAAATTCAACCTAATCCGGCATTATCTGTTGACGTAACTACTTATACAAATTTCAAACCAATAGCTGGCGATATGATTCACATAATAGTAAGAGATCAACAAATTTCTACTAATGAAGCAGTTGTTGGTTTTAACTGGTATCCGTTTAGTGCAAGTAATCCAACCTCAGTTACATTGAACTCAAATACACAAAACATTTTAGACTATCAAAATGCCCGTAATAAGAGTTTGATGAAGGCTATTGATTCGATTAAACAAGCGCCATCTTATCCGGATCAATCAACAAATATTCTAACTATTACAAGGGAGGAGGCAGACCGAATTGAGCAATACGTCGAGCAACAAAACAAACAAAACCAACCAACAAACAGTTAAAGTTATTGTTGGAGAAATTGGACGAGATACAAAAACTGGTATCTTAGGACGTGGATACTCATATGATAATGGAGCAACCTTTCATGTAACAGATACAATGTTTGGGCGATTATATGATAAAGACGATGGTGAAAGAATGTGGCCTAATATGGCTCACAAAGTAGCAGATGAAATCAAATCTGCTACAGCTGACTTACCAAACGTCCGTAAGCAAGCCGACGAAGCTGTAAAGTTTG